TGGGCCTTATGTATTAAGAAACCAATAGGAAACAATATGAAGACCAAAACCACTGTAACTAACTATCCTGCTAAAGGAACTAGAAAATGGGTTACTAAATATATGGTTGATGATCCTCGTTGGGCTGGAACTATTATTGAGGAACTAAAGCAAGCTGATGCTATTAAGAAAGCAAGAGCTCTAGTTGAAAAGAACCCTACTTGGAAATTAAAAGTATACATTGCAAAGGTGTTAGAGCAGCACCAACCGCTAGTAGCTGAAATCAATTACAAGAAATCATCTACAGAAAGAGATGGTACATGGGAGATCCAAGGATGCCTATCATATTAATTAATCAATAAATACAAAACCAAATGTCAGATTTTAAACAAAAATTAAAAGAAATAACACAACCAAATCATTACAAGAATGATAATATAGAAGATAGTGGAGATGTAATAGACTTCTGTCATCTATATGACTTAAACTTCACTCGTGGTAACATAGTTAAATATGTAACTAGAGCTGGTAAGAAGGATAATGAATTACATGATCTAGAGAAAGCTCTCGAATACTTAAAGAGAGAAATAGCTTATGTAGAGTTCTTAAACGAGAAAAGCTAGTAATGATAAGTGGAAAGATGAAAACAGGACCCACTACAGGTGGGGATGAAATAATTACTAGGGTGGTAAAAAACTGCCCTAGTAAATATGATGAGACAGAGAGAGTGCTAATTATAGATGCAGATAGTATAATGTATTTTTCTAGTTACTTTCCTGAAGACTCTATGCTGGAGTTTCCAACAGAGGAAGACAGAATAGAGGAGGCTAAGTATAGAACTAGAACTAAGCTGCAAGAAATACAGAATAACATAGAAGAGTTTTATAATATAAAGAACACTTTTATATTTATAGGAGGTGGTAACAACTTCAGATATGACATACTTCCTAGTTATAAATCTAACAGGAAAGAAAAGAATGCATTGATTCCTATCATTGCAGACTACATGTTAGAAGAACTTGGTGCTATACCATCTGTAGGAGCAGAAGCTGATGACTATGTGTATGATGCCACAGTAGTAAGTGAAGGTAAATGTGTTGTAGCAGCTATGGATAAGGATGTATTTTATAATTGTCCAGACATGCCTTTCTATAACTATAGAAGTCATAAAGACACTCTAGGAGAATTCAAACACATCTCTTTGAAACAAAGTAGATTAGCTATAGCCTCTCAAGTGGTAATAGGTGATAGTGGTGACGCTATTCCTGGTGCATTTGGTATAGGTAAAGGCTGGTGTAACAAGAACATGCATTTGGATATGACAGATTATCAATTTACTAGAGCGATAATGACTGCTTATTTAAAGTCTAACAAAGGAAACTTTGAAGAGAGTAAAAAACAAATAAGAATGAACTATGGTGTATTGAAGTTATACACTTTGGACGAACTAAAAAATAGAAATAAATGACAAATACATGTGCTACTATATTTATGGTACCAACGTTAAAAGTTCCTAAGAATAGTTTAAAAAATAACGGTTTTATAAATGCATACATTGAAGATGATATGTCAGATAATAAATATAAAGATTCTGTTTATTTATTATTTAAACCTAATGATATTGATCTATTTAAGGACTTTCTGGATGGTGAATATGAACGAACAAAGCAAATTATAGAAGATTATGACTATGATGGAGGTTTTGTTGTTGTTGTATATAACCTAAATAAAAGGTTTAAAGAAGATTTTAAACTAATAATCAATGGTGAATATTCTAAAACGTCAGAAGAGTTTCAGAAGCTTTTTCCTAAGGTGGTTAAGTTGAAGAAGAATGGTTTACATAGAGATGAACTATCTTTACAATATAGAATCTTTAATAAAACTAAAGATTTGATAGAATATTGGCAGGAGAAGGTAGGAGTATCGAGCACTTGGCTAGATGAATATGAGGTCTGGCCAATGTTTGATAAGAAAAAACAAATATTAACTAAAAAAGTATTAAATGAAAGCAGAAAAAATATTAGCAGAAAATCCTAATGTAGCAGAGTTGTTACATAAATGGTTCTTTGATAAGCTTACAAAAAGTTTTAAAGACTTTGATAAAGATGAAGCGTTTAAAGATTACATGATGGCAAAAGGTGTCTCAGAAAAACAAGTTATATCTATTATGACAGACAGTCCTAGAGCGTGTTTTGATTTGTTAGACACTCATGAAATTATCATAACTATACACTATGATAAAGATTATAAAACTTGGCACTCTAGCTATCGTTCATCCGAAGTAACTGTTTCATACGCTTCTAGAATTGATTGTGAAAGAGGAGCTTTAGAAATGGGTATTGTTGAACTAGAAAAACTATTAACAGATGGCAAAGAAAATACCTCAGGAGAAGAAGTTGTTAGTGGAGAAGCTGACGAGTCAGGGAAAGAGTGATAGAGAAATAATTGAATTAACAGGATTAACTTTCTCATATACTCAAAAAGCTACTACAGCTTACTGGAGAAGAAAAATGAGAGAAGCATATCCAAAAGAAAAATAGAAAATAACGTTAGTATTAAGATTTATTTTATAACTTTGAAGTTCTTGTTATAATTTGAATTAATTACTTCTGTTCTGTTTTTAATTGTTGTAAAGCCCTGAGAGAAATCTTGGGGCTTTTTACATTATATAACTGAACAATGTTATCTATATTTCGTATATTTGAATGAACAATTAAATAATTACATAATGGCAAAAAAACAAGAAAAGCCTAACACTTTTGAACAAGCGTTAGAAAAATTAAACAAGCAATATGGTGTAGGAACACTACTTGCATTAGACAGTAAAACCACAGGAGACTATGATGTATTCTCTACAGGAAGTATTGGTTTTGATTACAAAACTCTAGGAGTTGGAGGATTCGTAAGAGGTAAAATGTATGAGCTCATGGGATGGGAAGGTACAGGTAAATCTACTATATGTGGACATGCTGTAGCTAGTTGTCAAGCCCAGGGTGGTAAAGTGGTATTTATAGATGGCGAGCATGCTGTAGATAAGAATTACTTTGAATCCTTAGGAGTTGATACAACTAAAATGCTTATAGCTCAACCATCTTGCGGTGAGGAAGGTTTCAACATTGCAGTGGAAGTAATGTCAACTGGTGAAGTGGATCTTATAGTTATAGATTCAGATTCATCTTTGATTCCTAAAGCTGTATTAGATGGTGAAGTTGGAGATCATGCAATAGGTAAGAAAGCTAGACTAAACAGTAGTGCTTACCCAAAGATTAAAAGTATAGCTCATGATACAAATACATGTGTTATAGTTATTTCTCAGTACAGAGAAAAGATTGGTGTTATGTTTGGTAACCCTACTACTACACAAGGAGGTCACGCACTAAAGTTTTACTCTGATGTAAGAATAGAAGTTGCTAGATCATTGATGAAAGATGGTCAAGAAGTTGTTGGTAACCTTACTAAGGTAAAAGCTACCAAGAACAAGATGAGCCCTCCTTATCAGAAGTCAGAGTTTGAGATAATCTATGGTGTTGGTATTGATAGAGTTAGTGAAACTTTACAACTACTACATGATTATGAACTAGGTAGAAAGTATGGTAAGACATATACATATAACGATGTAAAGTACAACCTAGAAGACTTTAAGCAAGACATATTAGAGGATGTTAACTTCTACGAAGAACTGAGGTCTAAAATTATTAGTGCTATAAAGGGTGAACTACCTGAAGAAGAAGAAAAAAAAACTGAAGTTGTGATTGATTATGATAGTACAAAGTCTATAGAGGTTGTAGCACCAGCAACTATTAAGTCACCTGAACCTAAATTATTCTAAAGTATGTTATGTAAGAAATGTGGAGCTAAGTCAGAATCTGACATGTGTTTTAGGCATAAGCCTAAGAAACCACTAGCTAAACAATCTAAGGGTTTGAAAAAGTCAACTCTAGCTGCAAAACCAACAGCTAGGGTTGATAAACCCAATGAAGATCATTTATTCTTTACTGATATATGGAAAGAAAGACCTCACAAGTCTGAAGTAAGTGGTGATTATCTAGGAAAAGAAGCATCAAGTGCGTTTTTTCATCACATACTTCCAAAGAATAAGTATCCAGAACTTAGGTTAGATAAAGAAAATATCATACTTTTGACAATAGATGAGCATGCAAATGTAGAATCTGACATTTATAAGTATGAAGCAATCAACAAATTAAGAGAGTATTTAATTAACAAATATAATTTATAACATGAAAAACCAATTTTTCTACACAAGAAAGGAACCAATACAAGACACAGATCCTGTAGAGTTCAAAGAATTTACAGACAGTCTTAATATAACTAAGATTATTAGATCTGTTAGAATGGATGACGAGAACCTAGTTGTTCTATTAGATGACATCCATGAGCGTATCAAAGAAGTACCTAACATCAATACCAAAACAAATAAAGTGATTGGTATGAAAAAAGTAAGTGAAGTATTCCAGACAGAAGTTTACTTACAAGGAAAAGATATAGAACGATTTAAAGAAATGACTGAATCTAAATAAGATGAGCAAGAAACCATACAAAAAGTTATTAGGAAACAGAATATATGTACGTGTTCCTAAGAAAGAAGAAGAAAGCAAAATCATAGTTGACTCAGCAACTAAAGAAGAACTGCAAAGAGAGATGTTGAAAAAGATGTCTAAGCTTACAGTTTATGATATAGGAGATACAATTACTAATGTTAAACCTGGTGATGTTATACTTATAGATCCATCTAAACTAAAAGGAGCGATGTTGATTCCTTTATCAGAAGAACTAGATGTATTATTAATATCTCCATTTGATGTAATGCATATTTGGTAATGAAAGAATTACCATTCATATCATGTAAAATGATTACCTATGGAAGGGTTGACACATTAGTGGAGGCCCTACATAGTTTTCTTATACAAGACTATCCAGCAGATAAGTGTGAACTTATTATAGTTAATGACTATCCTAAGCAGAAACTTATATTTGACCATCCACAAGTTACTATTTATAACCTTGATAAAACCTTTCCATTAATAGGAGAGAAAGAAAACTATGCTATTGAGCGTTGTAAAGGAGAACTTATAGCTGTTTGGGACGATGATGATGTTGCACTTAGTAACCATCTTCAAAACGTAGCAGATCACTGGAAAGAAGACACTAACATTATACACTGGAACACTGCAGTGTTTTACAATGAGCCTAAGATTACCAAGATTACAGGTGTAGGTAACTCAGGAATTGTATACAGTAAGAAAGTGTGGAAAGAAATAGGAAAAAGTCCTCTAGAGAATGCAGGAGGAGACATGACTATGACTAATAAAATTCATAAACTAGGAGGTAGACTAGATGTTACTATGCCTGAAGAACAAGCTGCATGGTTTTACATGTGGGGTGGTAGAGGTTATCATCAATCTGGTCAAGGAACAGATAAGCCTGGTAAGAGAAACATCATAGAAAGACATTCTGAATATATAGAGAACCAACGCAAGAAAGGTAAGATTCCAACAGGTGACATACATTTAGAACCTAAATGGAATAAAGACTACGCTCAGATGTTAAAAGATCATTTATCGTAAGTTGTTATAGATTGAAATAGGTTTATCTATTAATAGAGCTTCACTATTATAAAATTCATATACATCTCTCCAATATTCATAATCTCTAGCTGAAGGTGTGTTCTTTAGCTTACTGGGAAACTTTATGTGCTCATTAGCAGAATGATGACATATAACATTACCTATATCAATTTGACAAAACATAGGAATAGCAGGTTTAAGTCTTCTAGTCCCATTTTTATTAACTTGTCCACCAATAGCCATTCCTTTGTAGTCTGATGACCTGAGTAATTTATATTCTTGATACAGTTGATCGTGAAAAGTTGTATCATCATCTACAAAACAATAATACCCATCAGTTACACGTTCTAAACAAACTTGCCTTTTAGTCCAAGATTCTTTATCCTTACAATTTATTATATATGGGTGAACTCTTATATCATTAGGAATATATGAGACACTTTCTTCAGCCTCTATAGATACACCAATGTGCCAAGTTATATCTTGTTCATCAGGTAAACTTTTATATATCTTCTTTAATAACTTTGGTCTATATAAAGCTGTTACTATGTGGAGCATATTGTCTTTTGGTTTTTAAACACATTAAATTCTCTCAGATCTCTATACCCATTAACTTCATAAAAGTCTTCATTGTGTACAGGATAACTTTGTAGTAGACATAATCCTTCAGCAGCTTGTTGAGGTGTCATGTACATGTTCCAACCAAGTGTATCAATATTATCTTCTTTATAATACTTCTCACTTCTTCCCTCATACCTGGCTTTCTTAAACCATTCTACTGCCTTAAGGCTATCAGTTAGTATCATACCACCCTTACCAATAGGTAGGTGTTTCTTAATATGAAAAGAAAGACACATAAACGATCCATCAACATACATATCTTTAGTAAGTCTCTTGGCTGAGTCATAAATAGGATAAGGCTTCAACTGGTAAATTCCTTTCCAGTGATTAACTTTAGGACTAGTATCAAAGATTACATCTCCTCCTGAGTGTATAATGCTCATTGGTACAGACAAGTATGTCTTACTAGGTATAGTTACATCCTTAACTTCTAGGTACTTACAACATAAAAACAGTGCATTAGTGCAACTGTCAACAGAAATAGCATACTTAGCTCCTGTGTAGTGAGCCATCTCTTCTTCAAACATTCTTACAATGTTATAAGGGCTGTGTTTATTGATTGGCATAAGGTGGTTCTAGATCAAAATCATTAATTAAGTTATTGGTATCTTCAATATAATAATTTTTTAGATGAGATATTATATCAGGGTGTACTTTTTTTCTATAACTACTATTCTCTGAAGATGATAGTCTTGGATAATGATGAGCTCCTATCCATGTTATTATTTCATAGAATCTACGTGGAAGCTCTGTAAAGTCCTCCATAAATGTAACCATTATTTGTTTCTTAGGAAAGATTTTTAAATACTCTGATATATATTCTGAGTAAAGCCCTCTTTGTAGATAGTCAAAAGGGTTAGTTGAGAATTTAGATAGGTCTACTTCTGGTGCAGGAGTATTCTTTAGAAACACTTCTTCTAGTGTTCTAGTTTCTAAACCATTATTATGTGAGAAAAAGTAATTAGATAACGCTCTCTCTACAGGGTTCCTAAGACATATTATAATCTTTGCGTCAGGATAGAGTGATTTAATCTTTAAAGCAGCGTCAGGCCTCTCTATGTAAGTTGTAGCTTTCTCTAGGAGTATGTTTCCAGAGCTATTATCAAAAAGATTCATATATTCCTTATGACTAACCTCATCATTTAAGAAATATTTAGTTTCAGGAGCTACAGGTTTCAATAAATTAACTGAAGGACAGAGATCTAGTTGATTACATAACCATGTAGTACCACATCTTTGTCCTCCAATTATAAATAGGTTGGTTTTCATTTCACCAAATATACCTATTTTTTCTTTCTTCTAGTGCTACATCCAGATTTAGCTTTCTTAGCTTTAGTACCGTATCCAGCTTTCTTTACAGTTTTACCTTTTTTAGCAAAACCTATTTTATTACGAACAGCCTTAGGAAGAGATCTCATTCCCTTTCCTTTTTTACCTGCTGGTGCTTTTTTAAGAGTAGAACCAGATTGAGCTTTTTTAAGAGTAGTCCCAGACTTAAATCTAGATTTTTTATTTGTTAAACTAGGTTTTCTTCTAGGAGTGTTATAAGAATTATCTAAAGCCTCTTGTGTAGGATTTAGTTTTGAATTAAATCTTTCCATAACTTGATTATCAAAAGAACTCTTTATTTCCCGTTTTTGTGCATTAGTTAATGTTCCAGTTGGCGTTTTTTTAGGTCCTTTTTTATTCATCTTACTCAAGACCTTCTTATTGTTTTTAATTGCCTTTACCAATTTACCACCCTGGGCTTTCTTTACTTTTTTTACTTTAGTTCCAGATTTAGCTTTTTTTCTAGTACTGCATCCAGCTTTTGCTTTCATAGATTTACCGTAACCAGCTTTCTTTACTTTGGATCCAGACTTAGCTTTCTTTGTAGTTTTGCCATATCCTGCTTTTTTACGCATCATAACTTTATTATTTTGGGAATTATTAAATGTTGGAATGTCTTCTTCTAGACTCCCATATTACTTTTTTACTTTTACCTAACATGCTTTTTTTCCCTACCCTCTTATTAAAATCATCACGTGTCTGATTTAGTTGAGGCCCTGCTGACTTTATACTCATAACTTAAATTTTATTATCTATTGTTTCAATTAAATGTCTAAGGTCTGAACGTTCAAGTTCTCCTAGATACATATTGTTGATTGTTAAATGGTAATGATCTTTTTTACTACTTTCCTTAATTTCTATTTTCATAACTTTTTGGTTTTAGCATTTCCACCTTCTTCTAGCTTTTCTTATTCTAGATTTAGGATTATTTCTTGTTTTTGCACTAGATTTTTTAAGTTGCCCTAATGATCTTGCACAATATGACTTACGTCTCTTTGCACTCTTAGACCCTTTCTTCACTTTACCAGTGACAGCAGTCTTTAATTTACTTCCAGGGTTAGCTTTTCTATAAGCTCTAACACCCTTCTTGGTCATACCTGCACCTTTAGATGTCTTACGGTAATTACCACCTTTCCCTACAGTCTTTCTTATTGCTTTTTTTGCTTTTCTTTTGGCCATAGTCCTAGTCTTATATATTTATACCAAACTCTTTCATGTAGGTAATAAAGTATCATCTTGGTAAACACTTCTACACCACCTATAACCAAACCTGTTCCCCAAGAACCTGTAATCACACCTGATAGAATTATTGTATCCAATGTTCCTACAGCTCTCCAAGAAATAGTTTTAAATAAGTGTCTTTTATAACTTACCATCTTTTTTCATTTGTTCCCTAATAGACGTTGCAGATATATCTCCAATTTCTTTAGGTGGTTGATGTTCTATAACATCGTACCCCACTCCTCTTCCATAGTTAATAGATTCAATATCTGGAATGATTGAAGCCATAACCCTACCATCTAATATTAAGTCTTTTAACTCACCCTCATGAATCATATCTAGAATCTCTTCTGCTGTCCATGGGTTCTTTTCATCTGGTTCAACATCTCTAATTGCTAACCAAACTTTCTTACCTTCTTTAAGGCGTTGATTAATTAACCATAAGTGACCTTTATGTAAAGGTTGCCACCTACCTATAAACATTGAATATTTAACTTCAGTGCTTGAACTTTCTTTTTCTGCTTTGGCTTTATATCCCATCTATATACTTTTTGATTTTATTAAAAGATTCTGTAGGTGTGTCATTTGTAGTATCTACATCAAAGTGTTCAGTTGTAGGAGCTGTATAAGCAATAGCTTTAAAATGATCCCTCTCTCTAACTTCAGATGTATGTACATAAAACTCAACCATTTGATCTCCCATCAACTTTTTAAAGTCTTCTCTCTGATCAACATATGGTGCTACTAACGAAACAATAACATCATGTCCTTGGTTATTGAGATAGTGAGCTATCTTTTGTGCTGTACCAACATTAACCACTCTACCATTAATAGAATAATCTTTGTTAGTAAATAGTTCTCTCATCTCGTCTCCATCTATTCTAAATGCATTTGGAAGTTCTTCTTTTAACATGTTTGCTAAAACTGTCTTTCCATGTGCAGGTTGCCCTGTAAACCAATATATCATATTACCTTTTCTTACAATTATTTACCATCTTTTTTCTACCACTACTAGTTCTTTTACCACTAGGTGATTTCTTTTTACCTACAGCTTTGTATCCTTTCCAGCAGCTAGGTCCTTTCTTCTTTGCTTTTGCTTTTGCCATTACATATCTATTTTAAATGCTATTGTTCCTGATGTCTTCATACTCTTAGAGAATGAAAGTCTCATGTCAAAAACATTATGAAAATTAATTAATTGCTCTATAAGCATATTATTATACTTAGGAAGACTCGTTGCTATTCTAAAAGAATAAGAGTCTGTTTGTTTAGTTATCATCATACTAGAATGTTCATCGACAGAACATATAACGCCTTCTAAGTGGGCAAAATATGTTTCATCGTTGTCATCCATTATCTTAGGAAAAAACTTCCTTTGTATTTCCATTTTTTACTCTGGGTAAAATTTATTAAAAAACCATTTATAGGTATTTTTAATTTTATTAGATAACTCTATTCCAAGAACTTGTTCAAAATCATTAGGTAGCATTTTAAACTCTTCCCTTAACTTATGATCTCCATATATTCCATGAACAGTATCATCTTCATGTGTTAATTGTTGTATTTGATCAAATGAATGCTCAAATCTATCAACATGTAAGTAATCATATATCCTATTCATTACATTATGAGGCTTTGACATTAAGTCTTCATAACGAATAAATAACATATGTTTACCTAATCCTTGTTGAAAAATATCTTTTAACCTATCCATAGCTATACCTACAGGTAAACTATCAGCCCAAATATCTATTCTCTTATCTAAAGTGGTACCAACTAACTTTTGTACATTTTGTATGTGAGCATCTTTGTGAGGGTTTTTTCTAAAGTTCTTCTCCATTGAAGAATAAATAGATCTCACATCT